TCTAAAAGCCATTGATCCAAAATGAGACAATGTAAGATATGCAAGCAAACAAAAGAACTGAACTCAGAAAACTTTCCCAATAGAAAACTACAAAAAGCCCCACCTTTTAGATGGGAGTGTCGATCTTGCTACAACGAAAACAAAAGAAACAAACCTTTATATTGGGCGCATAAAATGTTATCTGGCGCTAGGCGCAGATCTTTGGACCGAGGTTGGCCGCCTTGTACTCTCAAGGCTCAAGACATTTGGGATGTCTGGCCAGAAGATTTTAAATGCCCAGTGTTAGGCATTGAACTTGTGCATGGGCATGAAGATAAACACAACTCTCCAACATTAGAACGCATCGACAATGATAATTTTTATGTTAGAGGCAACATTCTTATTGTTTCTCATCGAGCCAACTGCATAAAAAATGATGGAACTTGGCAAGAGATTATGCAGGTTGCAGAATTTTATAAACAATTAGAGGAAAACAAACATGGCTAAAACATGGATCAAAGAAAAAATACAAAGCATTAAAAAGAAAACATCCATCGGTGACTCTCGATTAAGCAGAGGCGCTGGCACTAACAAACGCAAGACGCGTAAAAAATATAGAGGTCAAGGCAAATGATTAATTATCCCTGCGGTTGGTTTGATGTAGAACAATTGCCTGGCGGTTCGGGTTGCAAGTCATGAGCTTTGAAAAAGGTCTGGCTGAATTAGAACGCATCGTTGCTAAACTTGAATCATCTGAAATAGATCTTGAGACAGCAGTCGCAGATTTCGAGCAAGGTATAAAGATTCAAAAATACTGTCAAAAGAAACTAGACGAAGCTAAACTTCAGGTGAATCGTCTTCTTGCTGATGGGAAGCTGAAGCCTCTGAAAGATCTTCCTCATCGTCAAGCAGAGCCTCTTCAACAATCTCCTGCCCAAGCTGATTCTCTAGATCTTTCTGATCTGGACTAACCTCTTCAACTTCCTCTACCTCTTCCGCTGATCCCAGGACAATCTGATGTTCTTGTACTAACTGCTGCAACCTTATCTCTAATTGATCCCTGCTCATATTATCAATCTTATGTATCTTCAACTCCTTCCTATCAACCATGAGTCCGGCAAGTTTTGCTCTTGCAATCTCCGCTGTTACCGCAGGCCCATATGATCCATCCGCCAATGCAACATCGCGTATCTCTCCAAGCTTCTTTGCTATCCCCTCATAAGTTATTTCATTCTTCGTGCGCTGGATCGCTTTGAACTGTCTGATCTTTTCTTGCACATGGGCATACTCTGGATTACTCAACAACCTTGTTGCTGCCACAGTAGGATTCTCATACCCTGCCAGGTGAGCACACTTCGTCTGATTGTAATCTTGATACACCATGAGATCGACAAACTTTTCTTGTTTCTTCGTTAATTTTTTATTAGTCATAACTTCCTTAACTTATGTGTATACATTGTTTCATATTTGTATCTCTAAGAGAACCTATCTCTCCTACAGAATAGGTGTGTTTATACACCTTTCTATAGTTCTCTATAGAGATGCACATGCGCACAGCTGCACATACCAGTATCCATGCGCCCTCCAGCGATGCATGTGCATATGTGCGGGCATGTGCAACTGCACAACCGCACACACCCCTGAATGTTGCAACCATGCACCTTTCGAGAGGGGCTGTGCAATTGCCCCTCCGCTCGTTGCACAGCCACTTATACACACTTTTATTACACTCCAACACACACTCCAGCATACACTCCCCCCTCGATTTAGTTAGCAACATTTGTTTCTTTTGCAACATCCCAATGCATAGGATGTTTCTTTTTATACTCTTCATATGTCATGCCTTCTTTTTTTTCGCCACCCATAATTGCAAAAGAACATTCTCTAAAAATTTCCCAATCAATGTCATTTGAATTTGTTGTAATAATAATTGATTTAGTTAACATCTTTTTCCCTGCCCTTAAACCACATTCTTGTGCAATATCTTCTGATGATTGCCACCACTGTTAACACCCCCGCTTGTGCTATTGAGATGATCAATGCATTCTGCGTAAACACCAAGCAGATTGTCAACACCACCCATACCAGGGGCAAGTTGATTGCTGTGCCCATGAATGTATCAGCCATTGATTCTTTGAGTGCTGCTTTGTCTAATCTAAAGGTTTGTCTATCCATTCTCTCCTTCCCTCTCTTTTAATCTCATCTTCTACGTTGCCCAGATGTCTGTAGTTCTTTTCAAAAAACTCGTTGTCTCTTTTGACCAGCTGATTGACTGCATGATCTTTCAGGCCACCAATCGCTCGTAATAACTTCTGCCGCCTGACATCTAAGTCAGAGAACATTGCATCACCTAGCACTTTAATTAAATCATCCATCGTCTTGCCAAGGTTTGCTCATTTGATTGTCCTCTAAATAATACCAAGTGTTCTTTCCAGGAATGCTATGTGTCTTAACCTTCTCGCCAAGATACTTCTGTACATGTGAGACGCCATACCTTGCTGCTCTTTCCCCTGATGCTAGATCTTTTTCTTTGAGTGCTTCACGCGCTAGCAGTTCTAGTTCTTGCCTTGTGTAGAACTTGTATGAACTCATTGCACCAGCGATGACTCTTGCAATCTCTACTTCGTCCGGCGAGTCTGATGCATCCACCATTCTAAAGAAGCCACGCTCGAAGTCGAAGTAAGCTAGATGTTGATCAGGCTCTCTTGCGTTCCTTGCTTCATAGAACAATGTGACATTGGGTTTTGTCCCCGACAGCTTGATGCCTGAGTCCATCCACCCTGCGAAGGCACTACCACCACGCGCTGACATAAAGGAGAGATCGTCTGCCCTTTCCTTGCCAGTGTGATGAGCAATGATGACTGCTACTTTAAATAGTTCGATCAGCTTATCGACACGCGATAACATCTCATGTATCTCTGAGTTGGAGTTCTCTTCTCCGCTGAAGAAGTTAATGATCGGATCGATCATGACCAAGTCCGGCTTATGATACTCGATGCTTTCTGCTATCGCATCCATGTCGCTATCTCGCATGATGTTCTTTCGCAGTCTGCCTGATGCAACCAGGTTTGACTTGCCCAAGTTGTATAGCTCTGGATCATGATGAAAGGGTTGATAATACATTTCGATTCTTTTCTTTAAGAACTCATGAATGATCTCTGCTTGTAGCCACATGACTTTCAAAGGTCTGCTGAATTGTTTGCCCATGAACTCAGTGCCGGTTGTCGCTGCCGCTGCGAATGCACCAAGCCAATGTGACTTACCAATCTTAGGTTTACCCAAGAGCAAGACTCTTGATTGTTCAAAGACAAATGCATCACCCCAAAACTGTTCGATGCGGCTTGAGTCCATAGTATCCCAGAAAGGATCGTTGAATGTTTTAAGTCCCAGGGGATCTCTATCAACTGTATCTTGAGACTTTTGTGTATCAATGGGATCTTCTTGATCCATGATCTCTTTGAGTTCATCTGCTAAAGGTATCTGCCATTGACTGGTGTTCCATTTCAATATGCCAACATCAGAGTCATCTGGATTTCTTTTTAAATGTCCAGTACAAATGCTGTTGGCTGTATGCAGAACTTCTTGCACACTCATAGGCGGTGTGTTGGTTTGATTCCAGTCCAAGGCCTTGATGATCACCTCGCGCATACCCCAACCTTCGAGGATCCACTTGCCCACAAGTCGAGCCAAAGTATCATTACGCATACCAGACTCAACGCCATCACCTGATAAAGGTGTGTTATGTCCAGAGACTATCTTGCCATCGTTATTAAAGTCATAGATGACATTCATGTCTTGACTGTTAAGCATTGGCAGATCATCCATTGAATCAATGAAAGCACTTTCAGCAAGCTCAAACTTATATTTGTTTGAAGGACTGACCATGACATAGCCACCCTCTCCCCTGATATCCAATCGACCTGTAGTGTTTCTGATTGTTAAGTTGTCATTGATAGCATAGAAATAATGATAGCCACCACGAGGAGTCTTTTGTTTCAAAGGTGTTCTTGTGATCTGCCCTGACTCTACAAAGTCACATGCTTCTTGCGAGTCTGCATCAAGCACCACAAAGGTAATGCCTGTGACCACCGCCCAATTACATCCTGGGAACTGTAAGTACCATTGCTTTATTTCTTTTAAGGTTGGTTGTTTGGTTATATGTTCAAGCCACTTAACTCTGGGAGTTTTGGACCAGCGCTTTATTAATACATCTTCTTCTTCGTTTGGATGTCTCTGTTTGAAATAATCAGGTATGACATCATCCCTTGAACCACAAGGTATTAAATGAAAGTTGTTTTCATAATATGAAATCAACATATCTCTTCGCCCGTTGTTGTCTATCTCATCGCCAACAAGATTAAATTTAAGATCTAAGGACACTAGGACTCCACTGTTCCGTAAATGCTTTCCCAATCGAGAGCATGTCCGGTGAGCTTCATAAGTTTTTTTGCTTTGTTGACTGAAGGCTGTCTGTTGCCATACCTCCAGGACCTAATTGTTTCTATTGAAACATCAAGTTCTTTGGCCAAGGATTCTTCTCCTCGCTTTTCTATGTATTGTTTTAAATTCATTTCTCTCCTAAATAAGTGACACGCTTTAATTCTTAGGGGCAGCTTTAAGTAATTAAGGGGGGATAAAAGCCACCATTAAACCGTGTCAAATAGGATGATAAAAGACTATGTGCAAAATGTAAAGAAATTTGTTGACAATGTTTTAATTATCATTAAGATAGTATGTAAGTTTTTTAGGAGAAAAACAAAATGCAAAATAATTTAGAAGAATATTGCCTGGAAGCTTTGCTCAAGGCTAAGAAAAAAAATCTTACTCAGCAGGCTGAATTGAAAGCAGCCAGCGCTGAGTTAGATAAAGAGATTGCATCTCGTCCTGAAGTGCAAGAACACATACAAACACTTTCTAATACAGGTGGATCCGCTAGGGTCCCACTTAATAATTTAATTCCATTTGATCTAAGGGTTCAGTACAAGGTTACTAAGTCTTGGGATCAGGAATTTTTATCTAAGTGTGTAGCTGATGGATACAAGATACCTTTTAAGGTTCAGTATGCTGAAGACACCAAAGCTGTAAAAGTTTGCAAAGAGGATGACCCTAATCTTTGGGAATATGTTGAACAGGGTTTACAGACCAAGATTAAT